TACGGCGGCGGAGGAGGCGGCGGAGGAGGCGGCGACGGCGGACAAACCGCCGGAGGCGCTGGCGCTCAAGGCATCATCGTCATCCAGTATCTGCCTTACATAACCGTAACTACTTCTACTGTAACGACCACGGTCCCCTCGGACTTCAACCCGAACTGCAACACGATTGCTATCACGGGTACCGTTACCGGCGTCACGGCAGGTACGAACGTCTTTGCCACGCCGGGGGCGGCGGTAACCGTCGGCGGCGCAAGCAGCGTTACGTTCTCCTACTTCCCCGCACAAACTCTGTTCAAAACTTCCAGCGGCACGTTTTCTACCCCAAGCGACTGGATGAATATCGGCAACTCAATTGAGGGTATTGGTGGCGGCGGGTCTGGCTTTGCTACGGTAGGTGCGGGCGGTGGAGGCGGAGCTTACTCCAAGGCCGTCAACGTCGCTCTCGCAACTGGCGGAAGCTACTCCTACACCGTCGGCGGTGTTGCTGGCGATACCACGTTCAATACCACGACCATGGTGGCCAAGGGCGGTACGACTGCTACTGGCAGCGGGTCGGCAGCGGGCGGTGTAGCTGCTACCTGCGTTGGTGGCCTCGGCGGGGGTATCACGGCCCCCGGCACGACATACGCGATAGCTGGTGGCGCAGGTGGCGCTGGCTCGACGGACGGCGGGGGTGGTGGCGGTGCCGGTGGTCCCTCTGGCGGATCGGCCCTTCCAGCAATCGGCGGTGCAGGCGCCTCAGGCGGCGTTGCTACAGGCGGAGGTGGTGGTGGCGCGGATGGTGGCGGAGCCGGTTCCTCGGGCACTGGCGGCTCGGCTGGTCCGACTGGCGGTGGTGCAGGCGGAGCTGGTGCAACTACTGGCGCAGCCATCGCAGGTTCAATCGGCACCGAGTGGAGCTCTTCTAAAGGTGCGGGTGGTGGTGGCGGTGGCGTCTCTGTCGGTGTTGCTGGGGCAGGTGGCCTCTACGGTGGTGGAGGCGGTGGCGCGGCAGGCGGCACGATTGGTGCTGGCGCTCAGGGCCTTCTCGTCATCACTTACCCACTAACCTTCTCTCCGGGAAGCTTAGGCGGCATAGACACTTACGATAACAACGTCTTAATCTGGCAACTTCGCAGTAAATACCAGATGGTGGGCTACTAATGACCGCTTGGTTATTTACCCAGTATCAGCAAAAGGCCGAGCCGCCGTCTTCGCAGGCGATATTCAACCCTACGTTTGAATCTGTCTACCATCAGCCGTGGTCTGAGCCGTCGGCCCTTAAACAGACGATTAAGCCGGTTCTGGCTATCGCTTTGATGGCGTCCGGCCTGTTTGCGCCGGTTCTGACCCAAGATCAGATTACGGACAAATATGAATCCCGCTGGCACCAACCATGGTCTCAGCCGCTTTACCCGACGATCAATCCCAAATTGGCGATTGCTCTGGCGGCCTCCGGGCCAATGGCTCCGGTTCTGAGCGAATCTGAGATAAATGCAAAGCTTGAATCCCGCTGGCATCAGCCGTGGTCCACGCCTCTCTACCCGACGATCAATCCTAAACTTGCCATCGCGCTGTCTGCTTCTGGTCTGATTGCCCCGGTTCTCGACCCGGAAACCCAGATCACCCAGAAGTTTGAATCACGCTGGCATCAAGGCTGGTCAACCCCGCTCTACCCGACCATAAACCCCAAACTGGCTATCGCGCTGGCCGCTTCTGGGCCGCAGGCTCCCGTCCTTGATCCTGAAACTCAGATCACCCAGAAGTTCGAGTCCCGTTGGCACCAAGGTTGGTCGACGCCTCTTTACCCGACGATTAACCCGAAACTCGCCATTGCGCTGGCCGCTTCCGGGCCGTTCGCGCCGTCGCAGTTTGATTTCATATCGGGCATTACACCGTGGTTTGCGCCGCTGGCCGAGCCGGTTCGGTTGCCGGTCGGCATAAAGGTCTACCTACAGCCGACCTTTACCACCTCTCAGCTTCCGGTATTCCAAGCCTACGATCACGCTTGGTATCAGGAATTCTCCACGCCCAAGCGGTTCCTTGCTGGGCTTGGGGCGCACCTCCAGCAGGTTAACCCGCTACAGACCCCGGTTCAGCCGGTAACGAGCAGGTTTATCCAGTGGTTTGCGCCGCTGAATGAGCCGGTTCGGCTGCCGATTGGCTTGAAAGCTTGGCTCCAGCAGACGACGGCTTGGGAGCCCCGGCTGCTCCCGCCGGTTAATTGGACGGCCACGATGGCCGCCACAGAGACTAATAACGATGTGGCCGAATTTGCTATTTATGTTTATAATTCGATAACTCCGGTAACGACCGGCACCAGCGCCAATGTGTCCATCACAGAGGTAAAAGCAAATAACAGCGCCGCCGCCTCCCTGAGGGAAAGCTAATGACGCAAGTTCAATTTGGGCCTGTTAACATTACTTCGGGCAATAGCGCCAACTTTGTGGTAGAGTTCCTCAATTCTGCTGGCGTTATTACGGTTCCGTCGTCGGCTACGCTTACTGTGACCTATACGAATACCAGCAATGTCTCACAGTCTGATAATGTTTCACTTACGCTTACTGGAAGCTTCTGGAATGGAACTTGGAGTTCTACGAGCGCCGCATATGGCCTAGCGACGTGGACCCTGCTTGGTTCCGGATCGACGACTGTTGCCCAAACCGGGCAAATCAAAGTGATTTACCCATAGGCACGCCATGTTCTCACCGGTCCAGACCACCTCGGGAAACTTCAACTTCAACCCGTCTGCGGGCGAATTGATATTGACTGCCTTTGGCAGAATTCAGGTGCGGCCGTCCGAGATCACGCAATCCCACATGTTTAACGCGAGGATGTCGCTTAACCTTCTATTGTCCGAGTTCAGCAATACTCAGCCAAACCTCTGGGAAGTAAACCTCCAGACCCTGCCGTTAACGCAGGGCCAAGCCACCTACGCCGTCCCGGCAGCCACTGTAATGATCCTCGATCTGTATGTTAGCTCTGGCAGCCCCTCTACCGATAGGTATCTCTACCCGATAAGTCGTACCGAGTACGCCTCCTATCCGGATAAGACGACCCAATCGCCACCGACTGTCTTCTGGTACGACCGCCTCATCTCTCAGAACGTGACGTTCTATCCTGTCCCGGACGGCAATGGCCCCTATGTCGCCAAGTTTTACTCTGTCCGTCAGACGCAGGATGCAGACGTAACCGGAGGCCAGAACATCGAGATACCCTACCGTTTCATGGAGGCCTACTGCGCCGGTCTGGCTTGGAAGCTGTCTGAAATCTACCAGCCGCAGCTAGAAGACAAGCTTTTTGCCCGCTACACCCGCGCGCTCGCACTGGCTCAGACGCAGGACCAAGAGAACGTAAATATGTACATATCTCCCGGAATTGGGGGGTATTATAACTAATGCGCCCAACCGGCCGCGCCGATGTCAGCCAGACCAAGCCTCGCGCCCATGCAATCTGTGATAGGTGCGGCGCGCGGTACAATCACGACCGGTTGCGCTGGCAATTTGATTGGCGGGGGCCTCGCGTCCAGAACCTTCGCTATCTGGTATGTGAGTCTTGTTACGACAAAGCGCAACAATCCGGCCAGCGCACGATTATCCTTCCGGCCGACCCCGTTCCTATCAACAATGCCCGCCCTGAGATGTACGTCTCGGATAACAACGCCCTTTCCGTCATCGGGCAGGACGCCAATCAGGCTACTTGGCAGTACGGCACCCGCATCGGGACGATGGTGAATGCTGCTGGTATCAACGCGGCGTTTGATGGCAATCCATATAAGCCAGCCCATCTGTCTGCCTCGATATCTGTTTCCCGCTCCAGCTACCGAAACTACGTCGGGATCAACTGGACTGGCAACCAAAACACCTTAGCCGCCCCGTCTACTATGTTGGCTCCGGTCATCACCCACACTCTATCCAGCTATACAATTAGTGCGCCGATAGACAGCACATTCGGCTCCTCTGCTTACGTTGTGCAAGGATCGCCGGTTAATTCGGCTTGGGGTGGGTGGACTACGCTGGCGTCGGGGTCAATCGCCGGAACCGTCGGCGAGGTTATATCCGGCACCCCAACCGGGGGCAGGTATCAATTCAACCGGGTAGCGTTCTTAGGGGACGGCGTTAGGGCTATTTACGTTTCTCAGGTCAGTCTGTCTGTAGCGGACGGGAGCAGTTAATGTCCTCATTGAATTACACAACGTATGTCGCCCAGATATCGAATCTGCTCGTTATTGGTTCGACTGACAGCAACTTCGTCACCATGCTGCCCGGAATGATCGATTACGCGGAGCAAAGAGTCTACCGCGATCTCGATCTCGTCTACACGCAGGTAACTGACGCCACCACCCAAGTATCGAGCGGCAACAGGAATTTTACGCTCCCGACAAGCCAAGGAACGTACATCATCTGTGATAACATCAACATTATCACGCCATCCAGCACCCCCGCTGCCACCGGCACTCGGGTCCAGCTAACGCCAGTGTCGCGTGAATTCATTGATATTGTTTATCCGTCCGGCCAGTCAAACACGGGCGTTCCTGAGTTCTACGCTGTTGCATCAATGCAATCGACATCCGCCAATATCATATTAGGGCCGTCACCGGACGCCCCTTACTACGCTGAAGTTATCGGCGTTCAGCGCCCTGCTTCTTTGTCGGCGGCCAACTCCAGCACTATCCTGACGCAGTACGTTCCGGATTTGTTCATTGCCGCGTCTATGGTGTTTGGCTCAGGCTACACCCGTGACTTTGGTGCCCAAACGGACGACCCGCAACAGGGCGCGTCTTGGGAGTCCCAATACAATAAACTGATGAAGTCGGCGGCCGATGAACAGTCGAGGGCTAAATTTGAAGGCCCGGCATGGACTTCTAATTCTCCGTCCCCGCTCGCAACACCGCCTAGGGTCTAGCCAATGGCAATGGTCGCGGTAAAACTTGTCCCGGGCGTGAATACGCAGAAAAGCATGGCGGATAATGAATCTGGCGTGTCTCAGTCTCAGCTTATCCGGTACAAGGACAATCTGATCCAGACCGTTGGCGGGTGGACAAATTTTGTCCCGTTCACGATTGGTTCGACCGTGCGTGATATGCACGCTTGGGAGGATAATGCCGGGAACGCTTGGCTGGGCGTTGGGGCAACCGCGAGTCTCACAACCATTAAATCTGGTGTGTCTTATGCGATTACCCCTCAAACCAGAACCTCGAACTTTACGCCAAGTTTCTCGATTTCGTCGGGCAGCTACGCCGTATCAGTGACGGACCCCAATAGCGGCGCGACCATCTACAATACGGCATACTTTAATACCCCGGTTTCTGTAGGAAACCTTCTGCTCAACGGTAGCTATCAGGTAGCTTCCGTTCTCAGCACTGGGTCGTACACAATAACGTCCAGTGTTGTTGCCAGCACGACGATTGCCAGCAGCGGTATGTTGCCTGTATTTAATACAACGGCAGGCTCTGGCGTTGTGACCGTAAGCCTAGCCAACAACAATTTCCTGTCCATCCCGGGCTACTATTACCCGCTAACGGCTGCAACGTCTGTTGGTGGGCTTACCATCCAAGGGAATTACTTAATATCTAGCGTTATTACATCCACTGAATTTACGATTACCGCACCAACGCAGGCATCATCGACCAACTCAGCCACCATGAATGGTGGCCTTGCTCAGATACAGTATTTTGTCGCCATCGGCCCGCAGGCGACTGGCTCTGGATTTGGCGCTGGCGGCTTTGGCGGGGTAACTTCTGGCTCAACAGTTCTAGGCGGGTTCGGCTCGGGCACTTCATTTACTGGAGACTCCGGCACTGCGATTACAGCCACGGATTGGTCTCTCGATAACTGGGGCGAGTTTCTTCTTGCCTGCCCCAAAAATGGCCCCGTTTACTCTTGGTCCGCTACCAGCGGCTTAACCAATGCCCAAGTCATCACTGGCGCTCCATTCAAAAATGGCGGCATCTTTGTATCAATGCCCCAGCAGATTTTGGTGTGCTGGGCGGCGGCATTGGCGACAGGGGCGCAGGACAACCTCAATATAGCGTGGAGTAACGCTGGCGATTATACGAATTTTAACGTCACGAACGCGACCACCGCAGGCAGCTTCCATTTCCCGACCGGGTCACTGATCGTTGGCGGGATGCAGTGCCCCACATTTGGTCTGATCTCTACGGATATCGACGCATGGGTAATGCAGTATGTCGGCGGGGATGTGGTATTCAACTTTACCCGTGTCGGCAGCGGCTGTGGGTGGATTGGCCAGCACGCAGCGGGAACGCTATCCGGAACGACTTATTGGTGCGGCACCAACAACTTCTTCATGCTCGGCCCCTCGGGGGTGACTCCCATGCCATGCACAGTATGGGATGCTATTTTCCAGAACATAAACCCATCCTACCAGAGCAAGGTAAAGTGCGCCGTAAATACAGCCTTCAATGAGATTTTCTGGTTCTATCCCTCGGCGGCGAGTACCGGCGAGAATGACTCATACGTCAAGGTCCATATCGAGGGGCAGGAATATCAGTGGGACTACGGTAGCCTTCCTAGAACCGCGTGGGTGGATGTATCCGTACTAGGGATGCCGATTGGCTCGGATACCAGCGGCACCCTCTACCAGCACGAAACCGGCACATCTATTACCGGGGTTGGTCAGCCGTCGTTCAGGACTGGATGGTGGGCTATCTCGGAAGGCAACGACCTTTTGTTTGTGGATTGGATTTTGCCTGATTTCCAGTGGGGCCTGCGGTCAGGCCCCCCGGACGCCCAGATCAACGTCACGTTTTATAGCCTTGATTACCCCGGCGATACGGCAAAGGCTTACGGCCCGTATACAGTGACTCAAGCTACTCAATATATAAATGTTAGAATTCGTGGTAGGCTGATGTCCATGTCGGTTCAGGCAAATAACAACGAATTCTTCCGGATCGGCCATATACGATACCGGGCCGCTCCTGCGGGGAGGCGCTAATGGCCTCTCTCGATATGATCCTTGCTGCAATGCAAAATGGCGTGACAGCAATCAACAACCTAAAGAACCAGTTAGCTACATCGTTCCCGTCGATAACCGTCCCATCAACGACCGCCCCAGCAAACGGGGCCATAACGTACAGTTCTTCGTTGGTTTCCGCGTTTGGATTAGTCCAGACAAGCTCCGGCGGCACTTACCGGATAGCCCTTTTACCTAGCAGCTAAGGCAATAGGCCATGGTTACATATACAACCGCTAAAAGCATCGCCCTCGTTGCCAACAGCAGTTATGTCGGCACTTGGGATCAGCCGACTAACGCAAACTGGGGAATTGTTGACGCTGCATTAGGGCAGCTTGTTGCCATCTCGCTCAATAATAGCAATGTCACGCTGTCTGCCGCTCAATTTCAGTGTTCTGAGATAACCTTTAATTCTACGCTTACCGGCAGCGTTGTTATCACTTTCCCAACTTCAGTAACTGGCCCCTACGTCATTGAAAATGTCTGTACGGGGTCCAGCCTATATACAATCACATTGGCTACGACCGCAGCTTCAGGAAAGAGTATCGCCCTTCCGCCCGGGGAAATTGTCGATATCTTCAATACCGGAACGGATATTAAGTTTAGAAACTTTGGCCGCATTGGCTCTTACATGGACTACGCTGGTTCTTCTGTGCCCGCGTGGATTACGGCCTGCACTGTCCCGCCGTACCTGAATTGCGATG